GGGCTATAGAACCAGACCACATAATAATACCACCAGAAGGAAAAGCAGCAGTAGCTGCTGTCTGTACAAAAGCAGTACTAGCTATTTGTAGTGTACTAGTTCCTGCTGCTGCTGTAGGAGTTGTAGGTACTCCTGTTAATGTAGGAGAAATAGTATTAGCTTTACTAGCTACTGCAGTAACTAGATTATTAAACTCTGTATCAAACTCAGAACCTCTGATAATTTTAGCAGTGTCTGTATCTGGTAGAGAATCTTTTGCTAAGAAATTGGTTGTCTTGGTATAGTTACTCATTATGAATTTTTCCCTGTTTTTAAAAATAAGTCAATCTTTTGTATACTTAAAGCAGCATTACTAATTGTAGCATCTACACCAAAAGCAAAGGTATCTCCAGAACCTCCTAGAGGAACTCTGATTTCTTGTACTCCAATACCTACAGAAGAGTACTTACTCACAGCATATAGTGACGTTGTAGAGCTCCATTTTGCATAGACACCTGTACCTAGATCTCTAGCTAATACAACTGTTCTAGGGTTTAGTGTATAGTTATAACCATACTTAAAAGTAAAGTCTTGCTCACCTGATCCTATAACTAGTAACTTAGCCTTCTTAAGAAACTTTTTAACGACTCCTCCTGTTACATCTGCAAAGGGAGACTTATAGGTTAATTGGTAATTAGCTGTACCATCAATGTAGCCTGAGTACTCTGCTATACCATTAGGTACTCCAAAGTATAACTTTCTACTTTCTGTAGTTGCAAAAGCTTTATATACATTACCATTATTTAATGACCATGTAGTTACCCTAGCTGAACCATTAGGTAAAGCTGTTCTTAAATCAACATATATCATAATCCTTGATGAAGGAAAAGTCAAGACATAAAATGCTTCTTTTTCAAAGTACCCTGATTTAATATTATCCGTATTAGGTTCTAATGCTAAGTAGTTTGTTACATCATCTCGTATATTAAGAGATAGCTCTCTCATAGGCATAGAGTTCTCTGTGACAGTTCTATTAAGAGATCTGATACCTGACTTCGATAAATAGATTAAATCCGTACCAGTAGCCTGTATGGAGTCCCTAGAGACACAACCAACACCTGTTACTACATCTGCTAATTGCATAGTAAGAGGATCAATTCCTGATACTGCTGAAGTACCTTGACTTCCATAAACAACTATACTATTAGTACAGAAGATAACTAAGAAGTTGTTGTGCTGTGCTAGTCCTACAATTTCATCATTGTTACCTACTACAGTACTAATGTCTAGTATACCTGAAGAACCACTACTAAAGTTAGTTGGATCTAATAAGTCACTAAAAAAGATAGTATGTTTATTTGCAGTAATTCCTGCAGTCCACACTCTACCAAAAGCAGAAAGACAGCAATCAGGATCAAAGACAGTAACACCTGAAGGTACACTACCAGCATCAGGATGAACTCCTATCTCTTGAAGTATATAAGCACCTGATCCAGATGTTCTTCTCCATACTAACGCTGCATTACCCTTCTGTGTTGCTATTCCTGATACTAAAGCACTTGTGCCACTACCAACTGCTGCTGAACAGAACTGCCATCTATTATTAGTAAAAGTAGTTGGAGAGGTTATATCAGTTACTTGATCTGCTTGTTTAGGACGATGTGGAACTAGTGTTGTAGTACCACTAAATATCTTTCCATCTCCTGCTGATAATACATAGACTTCCCCTAGGTTATCAGTAAACTCATAGATAGATTCTATGTAAGCATCTGTTGTTAATGTACCTTGATCTGTGGTTAGATTAAGGAAACCTTTCCTACTACCTAGTCTACCATATTGATCGATAATACAATTATTAGCTGTAGTAGCATAACCACTATCTAAACCTACCTTAGCATCCTGAGTATTTAAACCTAGGAAACCAGGAGATAATAAACTAATAGGTACTAAAGGTGCAGTCATTAAATAGCTTCCCAAATAGTTTCATAAGGTTTTCTTCCTGCTTCTATTGATATATAATCTGAGAGTAATTTGTTATACCTAAACTCTTGATCACTACTTCCTCCATCTTCTCCTCTCTCACTTATAGCTCTTGACACAGCCCCTTCTATAATTAACTGGTAAGGAACTAAAGGAGTATCTGCTTCAACTATTAAATCTTTTTGAGGTTGAACAATGTTAAAACGTATCTCATATTCTTTATCTGGAACAGGATATAGATCTACCTGAGTATCTCCATTAGAGTCTACACCATTAAAAGCATAGAACTGTGGAGGAGCTTTAGGAACTGTTTCAACAAAAGCAAATCGTTCATCCATCCATTCAGTAGGTCTGAGTTGTAACCAACATCTTTGTGTAGCATTGTAAGCATCTAAGACTCTAAACCTTGTACCTGAATCATTAAGAATCCAGTTAAAGATTCCGTCTACTGTAGTTACAGTTAAGGTATTTCTAAGTACTGCCCAATCCCAAGCATTCTCAATCTCTTGCTTTGTTACATTAACAAGATCAGCTATTAGGGCTGAGTACTCATTCTCATTAAGAGAAGCTACTTCTTCTTCCCTTAACCTCCTAAGAACAGAATTTACAATTTGTAAGTATGTCATATTTATTCCCTAATAGTTACCATTTAACTTTATCTGCCCAGTATGCAGCACTTGTTTTACCCTTAGCTATGTTCTTAGCATGTCTTGCTTTAAAAGATTTACGTTTAGCCTTCATCTTATCTGATTCACCTGCTTTAGGAGCACCTGCAGTAGAAGCACCTTTCTCTCCAAAACGAATTATTCGATCTTTACCATTGTCTTTAATCAGTACTGCATGAGACTTCTTACCTTTAGACGAAGCCTTAGGTTTATTGTATCCTGCAAAAGTTTCACCTCTATATTTTATACTCATGCTTTATGTTTAGCTCCTTTCATGATTCGACCATCAGGCATTTTATGTGTTTTCTTTTTCTTTTTATCTGCTTCTTTCTTTAGGTTAGCACTAGCAGATTGTTTCTTAAGATTACTTTTCCTGTTATCCATTGCATTGTCATTCTTATGAGCAGCTTGTCGAGGGTCTCCTTTCTTAAGACCTAACTGAGTTCTTGCAGCATTACGAGAAGCTCTTTCTTTAACTCTCTTAGGTTTCTTCTTCTTTTCCCAATTAAGTTCTTTCTTGTAATCTCTTTTTCCATTAGTCATGTATGGCATTATTTAGTTAATCCTTTCATTTTCTCAAATGTTCTCATTGATCCTAAACCTAACAAACCCATGAGTACTGTCATTAAACTTTGCATATCAAATACAGGAAGAGTAGGTATAGTTAGTCCATACCAAGCACAAACAAATATTATTAAAGGTGCTGCTACAAAGTGCCATGCCATAGCTGCTCCGCATACCCAGCCTATAAAAGGTCTCCATCCTGCAACAAATACTGTTCTATGTTCAGCTTCTATCTTATTAGTTTCAGCTTGAGCTAAGTTAAGTTGTGTAGCATTCTTTATAAGTTCAGCTTCAATTGCTTGTTTAGCTTTCTCAGCTCCATTCTTATCAGGTATTACTTTATCAATAACAGAACTGATTAAAGGTATTAAAGCTGCTATCATTAATTAAACCATCCATATAATATACAAGCTACAAAAGGTGTTATAGGCAATGCGACTAAAAGAGCTAATACTGCAAGGACAGGCTTACAAGTTATCATTTTATTGTCCATCCTTGTGATGCTGACCATAAATAAACAACAGCAACAAGTGTCACAGCTAATATTCCTTTTAAAGAAAACCTACCAAACTCAGCAAACTTATCATCTAACCAGTCGCTTAGTGCTTCTTTAATTGCTTCTTTCTCATGGTCTTGTGCTCTCATATCATCCCTCATTAGTTAGTCGTCCATTGTTGTTCGTGCATAACATTGATTAACTCTTCAACATCTACACAAGTAGTAATAGCTGTTTCTAATCTATCTGACTCAGCTACTATATGAGCACGCTCTGAAACAATAGCTTCAGGAATAGCCACATCTCTTTCCATCTTACGAGTTACATACCAGTCTGATTGGGCTAGCATAGTACCTGCTGTATGTTTGACTTGGTTTATCATTGTATGCTTTAAGCCATGAGTAACTAACTGAACATCAGTATCTACCATGACTGGATTCTCTGGATCAGAATTATCTAGCTCTTGTTCCCATACTGGGTTGCCATCTTCATCTACCGCATCTACATCTTCTAATGCTTTAGGATTATTTAGTTCACCATTCCAGTAGTATCTGTCATCATGCCTAACAT